ACAGCCAACTTCGAATCGCTCGAAGACTCGGCCAAGGATGCCATCAACTACCTATCCTTCTTTGTCTCCTACAGCCGTGGAAAGATGGAAGGCCAAGATCCGTTCCGAGATCTCGTGAATCGTCCGCACAAAGTTACTGGTACTGTGGCCAATGTAAATAGCGTAACTGCAACCAGCTTAGGAGTTCTGCAGAATGCTGAAGGTTGAGCATATCCGTGAGTACTTCATTCAGGAACTGAAGTCTCAACGGTTTGTCACTGACAAGACTGGTGTCAAGACTATCGAGATGATTGGTGCTACATTCGAAGCAGATGAGCCAGCCATCTTTGGTAAGCCGAATGAAGACTACATTCAGCGTGAACTTGATTGGTACAAGTCGAAGTCTCTGTATGTTAAGGATATTCCTGGTGGTAAGCAAGAAGCAAATCCACCAGAGATCTGGACTTCGGTTGCTTGTGCTGATGGTAAGATCAATTCCAACTATGGCTGGGCTATCTGGTCTGACGAGAATCATGGTCAGTACTGGAAGGTTCTGAACGAGCTTCGTGAGAACCCGAACAGCCGTCGTGCTGTCATGATCTACACTCGTCCGAACATGTGGCTCGACTATAATCACAATGGTCGTTCAGACTTCATGTGCACCAATGCAGTGCAGTACATGATTCGTGATAATGAACTTGTTGCAGTCGTTCAGATGCGCAGCAATGATGTCGTGTTCGGCTATCGTAATGACTTCGCATGGCAGAACCATGTTGTCAAGCTTCTTGGCGCAGCACTCGGTATCGAAAAGACAAAGATCATCTGGCATGTTGGAAGTCTTCACGTCTATGAACGGCACTTCAATCTCGTCAAGTAAAATCCTCGTAGTAGGAATCAATCCGGGTGTTGGTAAGATTCGAAAGAACTCTGCCATCACTCGGCTTTACGCATGGATGAAAGAGATGGGTTGCACTCCATTCTCTTTTACGAACGTTATTCACACTTCTGGTATGTACAATAATAAAGATATAGATTATAAGGTATTATCAGAGTGTGCAAGTGGTTACACTAAAATTATTGCGCTCGGTGGATTTGTATCTGCCGCTCTGAAACGCATAAATATACCACATCATACAATGCCTCATCCTTCTCCACTCAATCGTCTGTTGAATGATAAGGCTTATGAACGTGAACAAATCATTTTGGCTATGGAGTATTTGAATGAAAAAGATTCTGATTACCGGCTTTAATGCTGAGCAGAATGAACGAGACTATTTTCAGCGTAAGCAACTGAAGATTCTGAACTCACAGTATTCACTGATTCGTTGTTTGGAAGATATGGGTTGGCAGGTCGAGCAGCGTCCTGTTCAACAGGGTGAAGATCTTTCGAGCTACGATGAGGTGATTGTCTACCTTCACTCTGTCCAGTCTTTCTGCCAACGTCTCTACTCTGGTCTCTGGGCTGTTGCAGCTCGACCAGATTGTATTCTGGCTTTTGACGACTGGCAGATCGATCAGGTCTTTACAAGCTTTACTGGTTATCAAAAGAATCTCGAAGAAGGTGATGGCGAAGCTGCATTCCGTCCTTACCTTCTTGATCTGTATGCTGGTGACGAACCGGTAGAAGTTCTGAAGAACAATCGTAATCACTACATCGAGTCTTGCAAGATTATCAATGCTAAGAAGAATCGTCTTCTGATTTGCTCGTTTGCTGGTGGTGATCCTACTCTGTTCGGTCTGAACTGGCAGGGCGATGTCTTTACTTACAATCCGAACCCGTACAACCTGAATCGTTCGCCATTCAATAACTATGGTGAAGAGGTATCGGGTCTTGCTGCGTTTCTTGATGATGATATTGTAGATCCAAAGGACAAGCAGAAGCAGTGGGTATTCTCGTCTCTCATTCAGACTAAGACTCAGAAGTGGTTGAAGCTTCAGAATCCTTCTTGGCCAATCTTGAGCTTTGGTGCTAAGCGTGGCGAGTTCAAGGGCGAACGAGTAATTGAGCCAGAAATGTGTCGCATATATAATAGGAACTGGGGATGCTTGATGCCAGAGTATTACCATGCTGGTTCTGGCTGGTGGAGATCTCGAGTTCAGCAGGTAGTTGATTGTAAGTCTATCCTACTCTGCTCCGACAAGGAAGGCGCTATCTATGGTGAAGCCTTTGTCGGCAATACAATCGAAAAGATTGAAAACATGAGTCTTGAAGAATTGGCTCAACTTGGTAATCGCATGTACGAATGTCTGTATGATAATCATCCACTCGATAAGAACGTACAGCGTAGTGAACTGCAAAGGATTCTAGATGCAAGGTGAATTTACTCATGCCAGTATCGTGCCACTGATCGGTGGCGAGACACTTGGCGCTCATGCTGCACACGGTAGAGCTCCGGACTATTTCTTGTCTTACTCTCCATTTCAGGCAAACGACAAGCATATCTTAAACTACTACAAGACGAAACATGAAACAGACATTCCATATATCCTCCTTGATCAGGGAGGTGTTCACCCGCATGTTGTCGATGTTGTACACAGCGTGTGTCCTTGTGCTGGTCTCTCTATGCTTAGTCATGGTTACGGCGATCACAATCCCAACAATCGTTGGATGGCTGAAAGTACTGAATACGTTCTTACAAACATGAAGCCACGAGTACTCTGGGGTGAAAATGCTCCAGGGTTTGCTGGTAAGGTTGGCGATAATGTTCGTAATAATCTAAAGCGTATTGGCAAAGAGAATGGATACACCATGACCGTGTATCGTACTCGTTCTCTTCTGCATGGTATTCCGCAGGTACGTGAACGCTCGTTCTATTTCTTCTGGAGAGACGATAAGGTTCCAATGTTGAACTACTATAATCGTCCATACACTCCGATCGAGCAGTTGCTGACAAACATCAACTCTAACTTCCAGACTGATCCTATCAATCCAAAGACTCCATCAAAGGATGATCCATACTATCGCTATATTCTAGAAGAGCTCGAGGGTGGAATCACTCACGCTCAGTTTGCTCAGCAGATTCCAGCCGAGTCTGCTCGTAATGCTGACGTTCTTGCTTACATTGAAACTAAGACTAACTATCTCGAAGTAGCAAAGTGGATGGAAGCAAATGGCTATCCTCGTGAAGTTGAGAAGTGTAAGTATCGCCATGAGAAGCTAGCCAACGGTGGATCTATTATGCGCCGGAATACGATCGTTCCTCGTGATTACATTGGAGCTTTTGTTGGTCACTATCCAGTCATGCTCGCTCATCCTGTACAAGATCGCTATATCAATTATCGTGAAGCAATGACGATCATGGGTATGCCATCAGACTTTGAGCTAGTCGATGCCAGCCCACGCAATGCAAACATGATTTGTCAGAATGTTCCAGTTCAGACTGCAACTGATATGGCTACAGAAGTTGTGGCATATCTCAAGGGTGAAAGGAGAATGCTCGACACAGATTACATCGTTCAGTATAATCATTCACAAACTAGTACATACGAAGAGAAAGCATCGTTAGAGGCGTTTTTATAATGAGTGCAAAGAGGATTGAAGAAGATATGACGGATGCAGGAAAATTTACACCAGGACTGCCAGTGAAGTATAAAATCGATTATAAATATAATGAAGGCGATCTCCTCAAGGAGATTCAGACCTATGTAGATGCTACGTACGATCAGCACTACTCTCGCAACAAATTCCAAGCAACAGAATTCATCATCGACGCTGGTCATGGTACCGGCTTCAACGTCGGCAACATGATGAAGTACACTCAACGCTATGGACGCAAAGGCGATCCTGCCGAATGGCGTAAGGACCTCATGAAGGTTATTCATTACGCGATCATGCAACTCCACGTACACGACCTCCAACATAAGGATTAATTATGGGTATTGAAATTAATGTTCCGATTGAGAAGCTACGCGAGCGCAAGCTCTTCGTCGCAGCTCCAATGTATGGCGGCCAGTGTGCCGGCATGTTCACTCGCTCAATCGCTGATCTCTCGGCTCTTTGTACTCACTACGGTATTCAGGTTCGATTCTACTTCCTCTTCAACGAGTCGCTGATTACTCGAGCACGTAACTATTGCGCTGACGAGTTCATGCGTTCGGGTGATACTCACCTGATGTTCATCGACTCGGACATCGGCTTCAATGCCAACGACGTAATTGCTCTTCTCGCTCTTCAGTCACAGAATCCAGAAGACGATGATTATGATATCATTGCTGGTCCATATCCGAAGAAGTGCATCAGCTGGGAAAAGATCAAGCTCGCAGTTGACAAGGGCTTTGCTGATGAAGATCCTAACAACCTCGAAAAGTACGTAGGCGATTACGTCTTTAATCCAGCTGGTGATAAGGGTGAAATTCCTCTGGGTGAACCAGTCGAAGTTCTAGAAGCTGGCACTGGCTTTATGATGATTCGTCGTAACACCTTTGACAAGTTTGCTGAAGCTTATCCTCAGCAGATGTACAAGCCAGATCACGTTCGCACTGAACACTTCGATGGTTCGCGTGAGATCATGGCTTTCTTTGATACTCCTATCTGTCCAGACACTAAGCGTTATCTATCAGAAGACTATATGTTCTGCCAGTGGACTCGTAAGGCTGGTATGAAGGTATGGTTCTGCCCATGGATGCAACTACAACACGTCGGCATGTATGTCTTCGGTGGTAGCCTTGTTGACTTGGCTCAGATTGGTGCTGCTGCA